GAAAATTCAGTACAAGATGCACTTAATAATTTTGATGTTAAAGAATTTTTAGAACATTCTGGTAGTGATTTTGGATGGGAAGATAGAAATCATCCCGACGCGCAAAAAGAATATACGACACAATATATTTTGTCATCATTGACTGGTTATCTCGAACATTGGATTCAACAACATCGTGACGAACATGTTGATCTAGAAAATTCAGATGTAACAGGATTACTCAAGCATGATGTTCTACCATATCTAAGAGAAAATGGTTTTAGAATTTCGCCAGAATTAAAGTCGGTCGAAGACGTAAATGAAGATAATGGCGTAGAATGCCGCGAAGATATTTGCCCAGAATGTCACTCAGAACCTTGCCAATGTGATACTACAGAAGTAAAAGAAGCAGACGGCGATGATGATGAAGAAGACAACGATTCGGATAAAGATTCAGAAGATAAAGATGCTGATTATGATGACGCACCAGGCGCAGCTAAGGATGGGGCAGCAGCAGCTAAAGCAGCAACGTCAGCGGGAGCAGAAGCTAATAAAGTAGCAGCTAAAGCACCGAAATTACCAATAGTAGCACCCGCAGCAGCAACACCCGCAGCAGCAGTTGCAGCACCAGCAGCACCTGCTGGAGGCGCAGGATCATCTGCAACGGATAGAAATAGAACTAATACAGAAACCGGTGGATCAAGTCCAGGCGGCGCATCAACGGGCGGCGTAGGTAGTGGCATCGGCGGAGCAGGTACAGGCGGCGCAGCAACAGGTGGAGCATCAACAGGCGGAGCAGGTACAGTAAATGTTACACTCTCTGGAAATAGTGGAACTGGTTCGAATGGTGGCAAAACACCTGCGCCAGTAACAATTAATATAAGCAATGTCGGCGGAACAACCGACGCTGGTAATGTTGCAAGTGGCGACGGCCCAGGCAGCGCAGGCGAAGGTGGCAAAGCCGATGGTAGCGATGGCGGCGGTGGTGGCGGAGCAGCCCCAGATGAACCAAATAATTACAGCACATCTGGCAAGGATGCAGCAGAGAAAGATATTGATGTGAATAATGATGGCGAAAAAGATAGTAAAAAATTGCCGTCTTTATTTCCTAAGAAAGAAAAAGCATTTGATTCTAAAGATTTGACAGAAGGCTTTACTTACGGCGATAAAGTTGTAATTACAGGCGACAAGCATCACATGGGCGATGAAGGCGAAATTGTTTCTATGGATAAAGAACGTGGAACAGTCATTGTTAAGTTAGATGGTCACGGTCGTATGAGCTTCCCATTGTATAGTGTTTCAAAAGATGATGAAATGACCTCACTATTTGATCCAGAATTAGAAGAAGAAGGCGCATTGTTAGATGCGGCACCAGTTCCAGCAGAAGCAGAGTTGGAACACACTTCACATGATTTACATTCATTAGCTAAAGAAATTACTGCAGCAGATGATACTTTGTATAATGAAATTGTTATGGATCTATTTGGATATAGCGATCCAGAACGTATTATTTCGGAGCAACATATTGTTGATCAATTAACATCTTTAAACCCAGATGAAGTAAGTGTAATCTCGGCACAGTTATGGGTTTCTGCTGAAGAACCAGAATATGATATGGACGGAACACATTATATGACTCCGGAACCAGAAGTAGACGAAGGTAACTCGCATGACGATCTTCGCTCAAATCCCTCAGATCACGATACATTGATGCATAAGAATACTGCAGATGCACATAAAGGTCTAAGCGGCAATGCTTATGCAGGACAAATGCATGAACTTGACGAAGATGATTTTGATGCAAGAATAAATGTAAAAGATTTGACCGATAAAATTCTAAAACTAGATGATAAGAAATATGTAGAAGCATGTCACTTGTTATTCCCGGCATCACATGTTTATAAACCGCATGACAAAAATGATATTCTTATAGCTCTAGATTCTATGGATAAGAATAAGATTTCAGAAGTTAAAAACTTCTTGGATAATCATGATGCCGAACTTAATAAAATCGGTATGGAATCTGCCGATAACGAAGAAGATACATTGACAGAAAAAGCTCCTCCGGATCAAGAAGCTTGGGTAAAAGCAAATAAAGCTAAATTCAAAAAAGAATATGGCGATAAGAAGGGCGAAGAAATACTTTACGCCACCGCCTGGAAAAAACACAATGAATCAGTTGAATCTCTTGAATATACGTTGACTGAAGAATTCAACAAGCTAGATTAAGAAAGTTTGCTATCATGGTCACCATGGAAGAAATTATAACTGGTTTGCCCGTAGTCGAAGATATTACTTCTAGAATTCGTCGTCACTATAGTCCACATGCTATGGCAAGATCAAATCCAAAGTATCGTAAAGTCGCAAAAAGAATTTTGCGTAATGGCGAAAGCGAACAATCCACAGTAAAACATCCAACATGTACCAACTGTAATGGCACTGGTATGTTACATATACCGTCTAATCCATGTCGATCTGGAAGAAGTAATGTTTTGAAGTCTGAAAATAAAGTTTGGACTAGCTGCCATGGATGTGAAGGAACAGGACACATAACGCCAGAAATGCAAAAAAAATATTATGATTCTTGGCAGTTAGGAGAAGACGCCCCATTTAAATCTCCGCCAACAGCAGGAGATCCACAAGTTCACACATCCGACGACATCGGCGCGGAATTTTTATCAAAACTTGCACACGCAAAAGAACCAGAACAAGCAGAAATTTTAAGTGTTCTATTTGGCGAAAATTGGGAAGATCCACATACTGCGGAAGAAATTGCCGCTGCATATGTCGGAATAGATTCGATAAATCGTAAAGAAATAGATACTATTTTACATGAACCGCACACTGCTATAGATGATGCTTTGCAGCCGCATAATGTCCAGCACTAAAGAACAAATCGAAACACTCTTAGTATCTTTGAATCCGAAGAAATTAGAGATATTCAAAACTAAAAAAGAGAATGATTACTCATTAACTCAGCATGGATATATGACTATAACTTTGAGTAAAATGTATTCTAGCATATTCATAGCAACTTTAGGAAAAGAAGAGATACAAGCTCCTAGTACATTGATTTCATTGAAGAAAATATTTGAAAGTCCTTATTTCATAAAGGGCCGCAAAGTTTTTTACTTCGATGAAATTCTCCATGCCGAGATTTGTGTATATGGTGGATTAAGCGAATATGTAAAACATCAGAAGACCGTAGATAAAGTTAATCATTAAATATCTTTATGAAAATAAATGAGATAACATCACACAAATATATCGGGCAAATCTTACAGCTTAATTGGCATCCTATCAACCGCGCTACGTGGACCACCATCAGAGATGAAGGTTTAGACGAAGAGCAAGATGCACCAAATCCATCACAATGGGTCATGTCTAGATTAGTTATATCTCCCGAAGATTCAGAATTATTGAAAACTTTTGATGCAGATACAGTTGATGACTTCAATCGATTTGATATTGATCTGAAGGAAAAATTTCCAGGGTATGTGGATCTTATTGATTATGAAAACGGCACAGTAACGATAGTTAAAACGATATGAAAATATGCGAAATAACCAAGTTCAACAAAGACATGTCATCTACTTTAACCGGTAGACATACACTTGATATGGATAAAATTCTACAAGACAAAGGTTGGAAATTTTTAAATCAAGGTCATTTTAGCGCAACATATCTAAGTCCAAATGAAAAATCTGTTTTGAAAATTAATAGAGCCGCAGACCCAGGATATGAACATTTTATAAAGGTTGTGAAGAAATTTCCTAACATACACTTCCCAGTCATAAGTGATAAAAAGAAACTTCCAGACGGAACTTCTGCTTATATTATGGAACGATTGTATGTTATGGAATGGAATGATGAACAATTAGTGGGAATCATACAAGACGCTATGGCTTATATAATGACCAACGAACTAAAAGAATATGAAAGATTATATCCAAACGACATAAAAGCATTAAAAATGCAACCCGGTCTAATCGAAGCACTAGAAATACTCGCAAAATTTCGCGGATCATTTAAAAATGACATTAGACATGATAACATGATGAAAAGAAAAGACGGAACTATTGTTATCATTGACCCATACGGTCCCAGACGTTTTGATTAATCGGTCGATTTAATATCAGCAGCAGTCGGGAAATTACTACCGGTTTCAGAATCTAATAATTTCAATAAACATTTCGTTACGGAATCATTTTCAATAATTGCTTTGGCGCCTGGATGTAATGGTTTTGGATAGCTATTAAAGCCAACCCAGGCATAGCCTTGACTCTCATCATTAATCAAGGGTAAAAACTCATCTGAAACAATAATCGCAAAACTGAAATATTTGAACTGACCGTCAGGACTATGAAACTCATCTATAATAGTTGTGCGCTCATGGTTTGGCAAAAAACCAATTTCTTCTTTTATCTCACGTTCTAAACCTTGAATAATAGTTTCGTCTTGATTTATTTTACCGCCCCAAAATCCCCAGCAATTTGGCTTTGATACGTCAGAGCTTCTAAAATTCAATAGAATTCTTTTTGTGTTTCTGGCGATGAAAATTGCGCCGGCAGCATGAATAGTCATTATTGAATTCCTTGGTTCGCGTAATCGCTAAAAAACTGAATGCCCCAGTAGCCTGGATTAAATTGACCTTCATATGTCAAGACCCATGAAGTAGTTATACTAGTGTAAAGTTTGCCATTTGTCAAATTTTTCACCACTGTTCCGATTGGTAAATCATCAAATGCACTTACTATGACCCAATTAGTCCCATTATATTCTATGATAGAATTAGCAGGAGCAGAAAAGCTACCCCATGCAACTGTTCCCGGAATAATATCTTTGGTAATAATATATCGTATGCCGGCAGTTAAAGATAATCCATGTCCAGGAAATAAAGAATTTGGATTTATGAATGATTGCACGGCAGGAATAGTAGTTGCCGGAAGTGTATTCATATCAAAAGTTAAAGTGGCAATGTTCACGTTGTTTGGATCTAATGCAAAAGTTGCGATTATATCATGTGATCTATCTGAAATACTAACAACAGGACGTAATCTAATGATTGTTGTTTCTGGATCATAATGACCCATTTGCGACATTAAATCAGTCCAAGAATATGGATTTTCAGATGGGTCTAATGTAGCACCGTCCTTGCCCAATAATACGAGTTCATTTCCTGCTAGAGAAACTTTATTATTTCCGATTGATGCAACAGATTGCGTAAAATCATCTTTACACCATTTAATAACACCGTCACAATCAGAATTATCTGGACCGGTACCGATAATAACATTACGGATCTGAATAAGCTTCTTAACTTTGGCTGGTGGGTTTAGCCAGAATGGTTTAATCTTAAATGTAAAACTCATGATTGATAATTGATCGTCTGTTCCCGTAGGAATAGATTTTGAATTATAATTAATATCCGTCATCTCCATTTGTGTGAGATTGCCCCAATCAAATGGATTATTGTTTAATTGAATGTCAATTGACGGATTGAATACCATTCCTATTTGTTCGAGAATTTGCCATTGCTGACTAGCATTCGTGAAAAGAAAATCAACTTGAAAAGTTACGATGTACGGAATAGACATTAAGCGATTTACTTCATATTGCGATCCGAGTTCATTTGTATATCTACCAGTTAATGGATCGATTGCACGTTCGGAAACTTGCAGTTGAGATTCTCCTACGGGAAATTTTCTATTCTCCGGCGACATTTCAAAACTTTTAATCCATACGGCAAAAATTGGCGCACTTATAGCAGTGTTCTGTGAGTTATTCTGAATGATAGATGAAACCATGCGCGAAGCATCACCCCATTTGCATGGAATTGGCAATAGCTGAGTATCACCGGTATAGTTTACACCAGTTTCATAATAGTAGTTTGAGAATACTCTGAGAACCTGTTGAACTAATTTTTCTATCTGGGCCGAATAAAAATAATTTGATGAGCCGTCATCAATTGGTGGTTGAGTTTCTGTCGAACTATTAATTTTGTTTACGATATCGTCTACATTAACCATTTAAAATACTCCGCCAGTCATTGCCATCAAACATAGCATCTTCTGCTTCTCTACGTTTCAAAAGTCCGCCGAGAGCAACGCCGCCTGATTTATCCCAACGCGGGAATTGAACATCAACGTCTGCTAGATTGCCAGAATTTATATCTTTTAAAAGTGTAGAACTTTGCAGATTACTAGATCCGCAGTTGAACGCGAAATCACACAATGCATCAAATTGTCCTTGAGTTAGATCGACAGTAACAAGATTATTTACCGATAATTGAAATTTATAAAGATCATTACGCAATAGTTGTTCTGCCTGATCTTGTGAGATTACCATTCCTTCGTGAACATAAGCATGGCCATATCCAATAGTCCAAATTCCAGCAGAATCCTGATATGCTGTTAATTTACAGCCTTCTGCTATTTTGATGAACTCAATTAAATCGTCTGAAAAT